CACGCCACCACTAAACCCCGCCGTGGTTCCGGTGACGCCAGCGGAAACGGTTAACGCCCCTGACATGGTATCGCCAGCCACGTTCACATAGGTTCCCGGTATCCATGTTGCCGTCACCATCAGGTTCGCATACTCCGTCGCGTGGGCCTGTATCGTCTGCTGTGCCTGTGCCTCCATCGTCTGGATGGCTGGTATCGTTTCATTCGGCGTCGCGGTCGGAACCGGCGTGTGGGTGTCGTATATGATCGGCGTCGGGAACGCCGTCATCTGCGCGTCAACATACCCGATTGACGCCAACGAAGTAACGGGCGTCGAACTAGACCGCAATTCGCCGCCGTCACCTGTAAATTCAGGGAGCATCCCTTCGGGTATCGGCGTGCCCTCCGCGACATCGCATAGAACACGCTTAACGATGGTCGAGGGGAATCCTGATATTTTATACTGCGTATGAATTTTCTTCGGCATCCCCGCTTGGTCGGGAACCCAAAAATCAAAATTCGTTCCAGGGTCCGGAGGATAAAGCATGGCGTTGTTTGGATGCAACTGAATATACCCCTCGAAGAAGTGCTGATAGGTATACCCCGCAATATCAGTATCAACCGCAGTAACGTTACGCATCTGCCCTGAGCGGGTTCCTTCGTGCGTCAATCTTTCCGCGCCTCCGTCCGTGATGTACCAATCGACGTTCGTGTTCTCGCCAGAACCCATATTAAGCACTAGACCTGTTGCCGGATTGTATGTGACCCAAGGCAACGGAGTGTGTGTCGGGACTGGCGTGTGGGTGGGGACGGGGGTGTGCGTGTATTCCAGCCGGTCGATCCTCTCCTCCTGGGTGGCGATGGCGTCGGCGTTGTTCTGGATCTGAACCGAGTGCGTGGAGATCGAATACTGGTTCTGGGCGATGGCCTGGGTGGCCGTCATCATCTGGGACGCCGAGACCGGGGTGATGGTGGCGATGGCCTGAATGTTCGCCACGTTCTGGGCGATGACAGCCGTTGCGGTGTCGATCTGTCGCTGGAGATCCCCGATCTCCGCCGTCACCGTTGCCAGGGGAGGGCTGTACCCGCCCCCGGCGATGGTCTGGACCTGCACCACGAAGGTCTGGTAGAGGGTGGTGGCGTTCTGGGTGGCCGTCGGCGTGATCGTTTTCGTGTTCGTCCACGTCGGCGTCGGCGTCCGGGTCTTGGTAGGGGTCCAAGACGGCGTCAGCCCGTACCCCGAAACCTCTCCCGCCATGAGCAGGAGCGCCAGGAGAAGGATCCGGCGCATTAGATCACCGTCACGGTGGCGTAGGCCGTGTTCGCGTCTGAGTCCCTGGCCGCGATGGTATCGACGCCGAGGGTAGCCCCCGCCGTGTAGAGCCCGTTCGCGTCGATGGAGCCGCCGCTGTTGTTCACGGAGATCCAATACACCCATCCGGCCTGGGAGCCGCCATAGGGCGTGAACTGCTGGTCCTCCCCGTTCACGACGGTCGGGGTCAGCGGTAGCAAGACGACGGGGGTGATGTAGATGTTCTGGGACTGGACGACGAACTGGAGGTTCTTGTTCGTCGGCTCCAGGGTGGTGGTGTAGGAGCCTCCGACGGTCTTGCAGAACCCGGCGCCAGTCACGAGGCAGTTCGGGTCGATGGCCTGGACGGCGGTCGCCAGCGAGTTCACGTCCACCTTCTCCGCCACGCCCGGCACGAACTCCGCCGAGAGCCCGGCGATGATCGCGGAGAGGTCGGGCGCGTTGACGCCGTCGATGGACGTCGCCACGAACTTGATGTACAGGGTTTCCGAGGAAACGAGATCCCAAGAAACCGTGAACTCCGATCCATCGGCCTGGGTGATGACGTAGGTCTGTTCCCCCTTCATCCCGCACCCCATCGAACGGTTCGAGTAGATGGCGGCGGCGATGTCGGCGTCGGCCCCGTTCCCGGCGACAATGGGCCAGATCGTGTGTCCGGGGCACCCGTAGGCGTCCTCGACGTCGGTGTAGTTCTCGTGGAGGTAGACGGAGGTGACGCCGGTCACGTTCGCTAGGGCGCTGTAGAGGGCGTTGTAGAACCCCCCGGACTTGGAGTGGACGGACTTCTGGCGCCGGATCTTCAGGGCCGCGTCCGTTTCCTCGTCGATGCCGAGCGTGGTGTAGGTCGTGGGGTTGTTCACTGAGGTCACGCCGAGGACGATGGTGACGGGGACGGTGATGGTGTTTGGCACCGTCAACGTCATGCCTGGGTTCGCGGCCTGGAAGGCGTACTGGTACGTCCCGGCTCCCCCCGGATACTGGGTCGCCACGAGCTCCCATTCGTTCCCGGACGTGTCGGCTACGGTGAAAACTGGCTGGGCGGTCTGATCGAGTCCGTAGAGGGTGAGGGCCTGGGAGGTGACGATGGTGAGGTTCGTGGTGGTGTAGGTTCCGGCCTGCCGCTGGATGCCGTTGATCGCCACGCGCTGATCCAGGACGACGCCGATGGCGGTGTCGGGGTCGAAGCCGTTGTAGACGTTCGTTATCAAGTCCTGAATGTCGATGACGACCTGGACGAACAGATTCATCATCTGCCCGTCAGGGGAGGAGCTGGTGAGGTCGATGTCCGAGCCATAGATGGCCTCGTACTGGGCCGTGAGCCAGTCGATGATCTCCTGGCGGGTGGCCGTCAAGAGCCCGTTTTCATCGAGTAGGTTGTAGAGTGGCGTCGCCATTTCTTCCTCCTATGGCTGAACCGACAGGGTGAATTCAAAAGAGCTTCCCATCACCGAGTAGACGGTTTGGGCCTGATACGCGATCGAAAGCGCCCTCGTGGACCTGTTGAGGGACAGCGAAAGCTGGTAGATCCCGGTGACGCCTTCGGTCCCCAAGATGGTCGATGAAATGGCAACCTGTAGCGCCGTCATGTCCTTGCCGCCGAGAAGGTTGAACCAGTCCAGGCCGGCTTCGAGGTCGAAGAAGCAATCCCCGAAAAACGAGTAGAGCCTGCACCGGACGGCCTGGGCGACGGCGTTCTTTTCCGCGAGGTAGGCGTTTTTCCCCACCCCGAAGATCCAGTCACCGTTGCTGTCAAGGGCCCTGACGATCATTCGAGCAGCTCCGCGATTTTATTCGCCGTGGCGGCCAGAGCCGACCCGGCGGCGTTGATCTGTGCGACGTTTATGGGCGTTGAGCTTGCCATCCCGCCACCGGAGCATATCACAGTCAGGCCGGCCGTGGCTCCGACGAGGTCGTTGACGCCTGCCACCAGCTCCTGCAGGAGGGCGTTCAGGGTGTGGCTGGCGTTGTAGATCTTCACCAGTGACGGCCCGACCGCCACGGCGGCGGCGCCGTTTCGGAGGCTGGCCCGGGTGGAATCGAACCCCGAAAGCACGTTCGCCAGGGACCGGATCCCGACGACGATGATGCCGTCGCTGAAGCTGTGGGCCCGTGGTGTCGGAGGCTGGCCGGCGTTCGACCCAGAAAACCAGTCATCGAAGTCACGGTCATTGAAAAGGATGAGGCATTCGTCGCCGGCGGCCACTGGGAACGTCAGCGCCGAAGCACCGCCTCCGAGGAAGACGACGGGGCAATCGACGAGAATCGGGTAGTCCACCAATACCTGCTGATACACCCCGGTATCAGCGTTCGGCTGCACCACCGTCTGCTTGTAATTGATGGTCGCTTTCGCGGTCTGGTTCGTGGCATCGAACTCCCTGACGGTGCCGACGTGGTGGCAATTCATCGACGTGAAGATCCCGGCCCGGTGAAGCGCCAGCACGTCAGCCTGGGTCGGATCCGCGGCGAAAGTGTTGAAAGGCTGTTGGAAGGGAGGCATCACGCAGCCTCCCCGGGGATGACGGCGAACTCGATGCCGGCGTAGGGAGCCATCAGCCCGACCGTGGTGACGGCCTCCCCGCAGGTGGCCTCCGATATCAGGCCGCGATGGTGGAGGGAGATGACCTTGTAGTCGCCGTTGAGGTATTTCTCGGTGACGCTCTTGAGCGAAACCTTCTGCCCGATCTGGAGCTTCGGTTCGAAGATCATGTCGAATCTCATGTTGGTTTCGTCGCGTTCCGGCGTATTCAGGAGCCCCACCGAGGGGTCGATGACGACGATGCCGTTCGGCTCCAGGCACTCGTTGTCGGCCAGGACGTAGGCTTTGCCGTTGTCGATGAAGAAGCCGTTGCCGGTGAGTTCGGCCAGAATCTCGGTGGATGCCCCCTTGTAGGAGTTCCCCCTCGGGATGGCCCCGGTCACGGCGTTTCCGACGGCGCCGATGCTGACGTTCGGGAGCGTGGCGACGACGGCCTTGATGATGTCCTTCCGCTCCGTGCCGGCCGGGAACGAGAGGTTCGTCATCGCCGTGATGAAAGCGAAGCCGCCGTCGAAGGCGTCGATGCTGGTGATGAAGTTCGTGCCCTCCCGCACGGAGAAGCCCTGCGTGATATTGCCGGAGAAGATGAGTGAGAGGTTTTCGCCGTACCCGGCCCGGAAATAGACGAACCGGTTGTTCCCGAAATCAGTGACGTTTTTCTGGAGGAGGCGGCGGTGGTTTTCGGAGAGGTTGTAGACCCTGAAGTTGCAGGTATTGGCGCTGGTCAGGACGTTGCGAATGATGTCGAACGAGACCGTGAACGGAGGCTTGAGCGTCAGGAAGTTCCTGTCGTTGCCCTGGATCGAGAGCTCATAGGATCGAAGGAACTTCTTCATCATTCCTCCTGCAAAACCGCATCATACTCCAGGACCTCATCGGCGGTGAGGACGTAGAGTGAGGCGGCATCCGACGAGAAGTCATTGGCCTGGGTGGGCTCGCGGTTGCCCTTGGTGAAACAGGCGATGCCGAAGCCGATCCCGTTCTTCCATTGATGCAGGAGGTTCGGGCTGTTGGTGACGCGGAGGCCGCGGAGGAGGAACGTGTTCCACGATATCTCGTCAAAGAACCACCCGTACTGGTTCGGCCTGTAGTAGAGCCGGATCGACACCCGGGATCCGTCGGGGAGCACGACGGTCTGCTTCTGCAACGGATCCGATGTCAGGTTCTCGATTTTCAGCATCTCATTCCCCCGTGACGCCGACGATGGAGTCGGCAAGGCTGGTTTCAGAAGTGGACGGGTTCACCGTCCCGAGCTCGACCGCCGCCGAGGACTGGGCGACGGCCCTCTCCGCGAACTGCTTTTCGCTCTCGACCGCGAGGTTGGCGAAGCGGAGCATTTTGAAGGTGACGAAGAAGTCGGTTATCATCCGCGTCTGTTCGTCCTGGGAAGCCCGGATGGATTCGATTGCCATGTTCTCGAAGACGGCCCACGGCGTCTGGACCCTGAAAAGCGTCCGCGCCCTCCAGTAGCCGTAGAACTGCTGGAACATGATCTGCTGCTTGGTCTGGTTGTTCGCTACCACCCCCGTTTCTGCGTCAAACGTCGATCCTAGCCCCGTTGAGCCTATGACGTTGGTCCCTTGGCCCCCCGTGATGGAACCCCACGCGGAAACGGCTGAATTCGACAAAGACAGGCCGGTCTGATACGCGGAGTAGGCGGCGTTGTAGGCGTTCTGGGCCGTGACGGACAGCTCCGGGGCGAAGTCGGAGATGACGGTGAGGCGGCTTATTGACTGGGCGATGGCGAGGATCCCGGCCGGCGCGACGTTGTTCAGTTCCCCGATGAAGCCGTGGACGGTGATCTTCTCCGGCTTCAACGAGATCTGGTCCTGGATGGCGGTGTTGTCCTCGATGT